CTTTCTCCTTTCTTTTGGTTAACCCTATTCGGGCGCGGGTTTACCCGCGCCCTATTTTTATTATACCGCGCGGAATAGCGCGATTATAAAAAACCATTAAAAAACCACTAGCGGCAGCGACTAAACCGCTAATCTTTCTATTGTACCGTCGCTATCGTGTTTATAACGGTCAACTAATCGCTCGTATTCCTTAATCTGCTGGCGTAACACTTGTTTATCAAACGCACTCGTATTCTCATCAAGATCGGCGTGGTCTGCTTTGATATCCCAGGCCATATTCGTAAGCACTTTATCCCGTGCTACGTCGAGTGGCGTTTCGTTAGTTTTGTTTCTCATATCGTCTCCTACCATTCAAATATCGTCACGAAGTGGCTGTTATCTTTTTTAAGTTTCCCGTCGATCCCTTTGTATACTGTGACCTTAGTATCAGGATCTATTTTTGCTTGAGTGCGAACTGTGTAGAGTTCTCCCTCAGACGGTCGGAAATCTTTCAGTCGTTTGATCATTCTCGAAATCGACATGCTTTTTCCAAATGGACTTATGTAATACATATCATCTCCCTATGTGTTCAATATCCGACTCAGGAATAACCTGATACGCTCCTTTGTTATACGCTGGTGCGATCGTCGCTTTCGTTACGGGTCGATCATCGCAGCGGCTAGTACAATCCATAATCGCTGCTCTCGATGGGTAATTAATTTGACGGAAAGCCTCTGGTCGAGGCTCCCGTGGTTTCAGCGGCACAAATGGCCGCTGTTTTGGTTTAGTAGTGCGTAGCATTTTGTATCGCTTAGGCATCTCGAACGTACTCGTCTGCGTAATCTGCTTCGCACCGATCCTCGTCGACGTAGTCGTCATCGTCGTCGTCGCTAGTGGCAATGGGTACGACGGCTTTCGGGAACGCTCTGTCGTAAGCGTCGGTGCCGACAAGCGCGTCACGTAACGCAATCTTACGTCCGTTACCGTACTCGTCACTTTCCGCTTTGTCGTCTAACCAACGGTAAAAGTGTCGAAACTTTATTTCGTCGTAAGCCTGTCCCGTCGCGCTATCGTCGAATATCGTCTTCCGACGGGGGTCGATATGACTATAAATTTGGGCGAGGCTCATAACCTCTGGGAAATCTAATGTAGCGTCTTGGGGTAGCTCGCGGAAACACGCGACTTCAGTGGCGCAAGCCTCGGCTAACTTTACCAAATGGTAAGCAATGTCGTGGCTAAGACCGTGGTGGTGCTCGATATACTCTTGTAGTACATCTTGCACATCTCTCTGTGATAATGACATTTCTGTCTCCTTCTTCTTTCTAGTTAGTAATCGGGCGCGGCTACCCGCGCCGTTAATTAATTATAACCCGCCGAATACGGCGACTATAAAAAACCACTAATAAAAACAACAGGCGTTTATTCTAGTAGTTCCCATTCCTCGCTATCGACGTACTCCCACTCAATCTTTTGTGGGTCGGATTTATCCGTAACAGCATCTGGTAAAACTTCGTCTATCAAACGCTGTAACGCATCGTCCTTATCGTAAGCTCTCAAATAGAATCTTGCGTCCACTCGCCAGAGACTTGGTTCAGCTTCTGGGCCGCCGTGGATACGTTCGATTTCTCGAGCGTCACTTAACTCGCGTGCGCGGTCGATATCGATCATGATACCGACTCCTCTGCACACTCACGCATTTGGCGTATCCGAGCGAGGACGACTAATCCGTTGCAACTACCGCAACACTGTCCGTCAGCTAGTGGCTGCGCGTTATGACCATGTGACCAACCATTCGCTTGGACTTCGATCTCGTCGCCACATAAGACGCACTCGTTTATGTCTTGTGACATAGCTTTCTCCTTTCTAATTAAAATAAAATCTGGTAGTTGATTCGATTGACAAGTTCAAATACGACGGGGCTTATGATCCGCCGCTGGGGGCTTGTACTTCATCGAATCTATTTCTCATTAAACTCTCCAGCAGGAGAGAGGAAAACCCCCTGACGCTACCAGTCGCCTGAGCTGTATGTCCCCCACCACAATCATGAATCGGATGCTTCTAGTTGTAACCTTTTCCACATCGCATCCGTAATTTCCGGTAACTGTTTATAAAGCACCTTGTAATCTGTACACCCGAGTAAACATTTTACTGTCGCGTAACCTTCAAGGTTCGGCTCGGGAGTTTTCCAACCACGACAATCGTCGTTATAACATAGCGTAATATCAGGCGGTAACGACTCCTGGATCGCATCAAGTTGATCCGTTTGGTCGTCGTAAAAATCTTTAAACGCTTCGTCCAAAAACTCTCGGTCAGAATCAAACGAATAACGGTAACTAGATTCGTACCTGATCTGCATACCGTCATACTCTACGACGGTATCTAACGTACCGTCATCTATAATTACCGCACTCATGAGTGGGTATATCCGTCTGTTTCGATACCTAACCACATATCGGGTACAGCGGCCATAATGCAATCGTCATAGCTTGCTTTCGACACGTGTTTTACGATCCAATCGGTAAACGTCATATAAGCAAAGTCTGGGTGTTGGCTATCTAACACGTGTTGTTCGAATACCTTTACAAGAGCTTTATCTTGTTCGTCAGTCGGTAAAAGCTCTGTTAGCTTTTCGAGAGGTGTAATAAGTCCCATACGTTCTCCTTTCTAATCGGCGGTATTTTTTACCGCCCTACGTTAATTATAGCCCCCCGAATAAGGGGACTATAAAAAACCATTATAAAAACACTACCAGGATAAAGCGATAATTCCTAGGCAAATCACTGCTCCTAAAACCAATCCCGCTACTCCTATCCCTATAATCGCGGAGACCACTGGTACTTCTATCTTCGTAATTGGCTTGTTGTTCTGGGACGGTTGTTGTCGGGCTACGATTTTTTCTGCAGCTGCTAACAACTCTTCCATATTCGTCGGCGCGTTCGGCTCGGGCTGAGGTTTTACGGCTGGTGGGGGCGAATCTGCCTCTTGATCTTCAGGCTCCGAGATTTCGCTCGTATCTGAACTCGCTCCAAGTATTCTAGGAGGTAGTAAAAACGATTCGGGTCTGTCGATTGTTTTTTCTAATTTGATACGAGTGGTATCAGTAATGGCTTGCTCACCGTTTTCGACTTTCGCTAATGTATAAACAGCTCGGGACGACATCGTTCGAGTTTGTTTATCAGCAAAATGTTCGTAACTAGCAAAGGTGAATTCGCAATTTAAATCTACCCCTTTCTTTTCAGTAAGCCTTTGTAAATACCCTTGGCTTACAGCAGAAAGCAAAATCCGATTCAACTCACTTACTGTGCGAGGGGGTCGATCGTTACGATATTTATGCCAGATTAATTTAGTTTGTGCGAACAACTGTTTTTTAGTCGCTCGACCTCCTAACGCATCTAACGCATCATAAACAATCGTAGTTTGAGCCCCTTTCTTTTGAGGTCTCGGCGCTATCTCTTTTCGTTCTTCCATTCTACTTTCTCCTATGGTCGTAGGGGCCGAAGCCCCTTGACCGGTGCAATTAGGCAACGTCGGTGATGTAGCCTTCTGAGATAAGAAAAGGTTTGTAGACTGCGATAATTCTTGCTTTCTGCTTACCTTCGTTTTTCGTATTAGGCATCGAAACAAAACCTTCGACGACACAGTAGTCGACTAAGTCTTTCATAGTAAACGGTGTTTTCCATTTACCTTGATCGCTACCTTCTTCGAGACCTTCAACTAACCCGCGAAACTGCGGGGTAGATTTAGTCGTCTCCGAAAGTTTTTTGCCGGTATACGACCAGCTTTGTTGGCTACGTCCACGACCTTTTGTAGCAGGTGCTTTTGATATCGGCACGTTAGCTACTGAGATAGTAGGTTTTGCCGGTGCTTTTTTAGCAGGGGCAGTTTTCTTCGGTGCAGCAGGGGCTGCGGCTTTTTTGGCTGTCGCCATGTCATTCTCCTTTCTATGATGACGTTATACTTTCTAGCTGGTTTTTACCAGCTTGGACGTACCTTACTACGGACGCTACCGAAAGTAAAGCACTAAATAAGATACTAACGATCTTGGTTGACATACGCTGATGTTGGCTCACCAGTGTCGAACATCTCAGGTTCTTCAGCGGGTGAGAAATGTTTGATCAGTCTTTGGCAGCGGTCTGCTATACGCAAACATTCGCTGCGCATAATCGTTAGTTCAGCTTGCAGCTGTAGTAAATCTTCAGGCAACGTAATAGTTTTAGTTTTCACGAATCAATTCCTCTCTGTCTGGTTTCATTTTCTTCTAAGTACGCTTTAACGGGGATCAGCCATTTTTCAAGAGCTTTACGATCTTGATCAATAACTGAGTCCCCAAGCCCACAATCTTGTTCCGCCATCTTTATGGCAAGTGCGCAACAGTGCTCTGCTGCGCTTCGCTGTATCAAAGTAAAATCTGAAAGATTTCCATTAATAACTTCTGGATCAGATAGCGTGCTTAGGTAGTACCACAACTGACTAATAAACTCTTGGTCAATAACTACCGCATTGTGTAATCTAACTACTTCTCCCATTTACGCCGCCTTTGCATATTCGATCGCTAAGTTAAACGCTTTGGTTTTAGCTGTTGATGCGTTACCGAACATAGCGTTGTATACACGGTTATCACCTGTACGCTTATGGTCTTCAACAAACGTCACAGCGTTAACCGCGCCCCACCATGTACCTTGCGCTGATTTAGTATCAGCTCCTGGAGAAGTAACAAGAGCTTCGTAAACTGTTTTCGCAGTATTACTAAACCCGTCACGTAGTGGGCCATCCTCGGGCTTGTGCTCTTCCAAAACTTTAGGCTGGTACAGTTTAGAGATGAACTCTATAACCTGACCGTCTTTAGCTTTGGTTTTAGCTAAGAACTCAGCCGCTTCTTTAAACTCTGCACGCCGCTCATAAACAGCGCCCATAGTTTTAAGTGCTTGCTCTTCTCTTAACTCATCGAACACTAAACGGTGGGACATTTTGTACTGGGCGACATTTGCTCCTCGTAACGCAAGTTGTAGCGTATTACTACATACGACCCGTACTTCGGTATCCATAATATTCATCGCATATCCAGGTTCGTGTGGCTGGCGAAACAAAACAAAACCTTGTAGTTCGTCGCCTCCTGGAAGTGCAAAGTTATCGTTTAGCCGCGCTAGTCCGAAAACGTCTTTACCGCCGCGCAAACTACCTGCGGTCTCCATAGAGATTTTGGCGTGTTTAGCAAACTTCTGGAAGAAGTCGAAAATACGTTCGTTTTGGATAGGTTGGTAATCGGCTGAACAAGTACCTAACGCTTGATTATCAGTATCTCGCATGATACTAAAGCGGTCAGGGTACGTTGTAAGGCTGTCGATAATAAGGTTACCCTCATCATCTTTCTCATAAGTCTCGGG